CATAGCAAATGCAAAAGAATACCCGAAAGAAATTGTTAGCGAAGCGATATTTCTTTCGGAAAAGGAGCAGTAGCGCCAAGGCTTTGGCTGCTTTTTGCATAAAAAAAGCAGCTAGCCTTTTAGCTAACTGCGACGTGGTTGCGGGGGTAAGATACTTTTTTGATTACAAACAATAAAAACGTTGATATATCAACGTTTCGTAAATCTTAATTTTTTTGGTTACAGCCGTAGTACAGTCGTAAAATAAAATACAGTTAAAAGTCCATTTCTTTAGATATTTCTTTAATATTATACACCTTATTACTCTTTTTATCAACTAATTGTATCTCAAAATCGCATACTCCCAAAAATTTATAAATCATATCAAAGTTTGGGTTACTGTGTTCGGTTTCATAATTAGATATAGTATTCTCAGCAAGGCTCAATTTTTTACCAAGTTGACTTTGTGTAAGCCCTCTCATTTTTCTAACATTTCTTAATATTGTCCCTAGCATTTTCCCACCTCATATTTTATTATGGCAAATATCTAAGTAAATATCATAAAATCTCGAGATACTTGATGTTTTTGTTAAAAATTGATATAATTTGTCAAGATAAAAAGGTGGTGGTAAAGTGGATAACGATTTTATACTCGATAGAGTAAATGAGGGTACAGCCTCTCTAAAAGAAAATAAAGAGTATATAACCAAAGAAAATGCCTACACTAAATTAACGTATGATTTTTTTAAAACCTTAACTGAGGAGCAAATAGTACAATTTGATACTATAATAGATTTGGTAGGAGATATGCAAAAAGACGAGTTAATACTCGCATATCAAACGGCTATCGAAGATGTTAAAAAGGAGTTTAATGTACCCTATTATGTGTTTGAGGAGGTAGTAGAATATTACCAACGTGGTAAACCTATATCAAGACGAGATAACGCCATAGCGTTAATAAATTTAGCAAAACTAAATAATAGGCTTACCGAGACGCAAGCTCAAGTTTTAAAAGATTTGTGTAAATAGGCATAAAAAAAGAGCGAGACCGTTTAAGTCTCGCTTTTAATTTTAATATAATTTAATGTTATCCCAGCGTGTAGTACCGTTTTTAACGTTTAGATTTACTTGTCTTTGTACCTCAGCATAATTAGACCCTAGAGCTTTTTTTCTAGCGTCTCCATTACCAAAGTCTCCTCTAATTGTTTTACGTACTAACTCTAAAATATCTACGCTAGGTTTAGGAGCTGGTTTATTTGCGTCCATAATTTCGTTTACTCTAGCTTGTACCTCGTTATAGTTGTATCCCTCAGCTTCTAATTTTTCTTTTCTTTCAGGATAGTTTCCATATTTACCAGCGATAACATCTTTAGCTACCTCGTCTATTGACTTAGTAGGTTTAGGCTCTATTGGAGCTGTAACTTTTCCAATAGCTGGGTTTACGATACAGCCTCTAAAAATGTATCCACTACCTAAGCCCCAGCGTCCATTGTTATTAGTTCTTACACTATTCCAAAAAGCACTTGAGCCGTAACCACTCTCGCTAGTGTATATTTGATTAGTGCTGTCTATTCTTTCAACAATAGCCACGTGTCCCGCTCCGTCGTTACCGCTTAGAGTGTTACCTTTTTGCCATACCATAATACCACCTAAAGTAGGTACGTTAGATATTTCTAAACCGTATGTATTTTTAGCTCTTTCGATAAAGTTTTCGGCGTTACAATTTAAGCTAGGGTATTTCATAGACCCTATAATTTCATTAAATCGACCACAAGCATAACCAACACAGTTAGCTAATACATTACAGTCTTTATCAGTTGGGCTACCTTGTATACAAGTAGAGTACCCGCCTTTAGATTTTGTTATATAAAATTTATTACCCGCACTTGGTTTACTCGTTCTCATTTTCATTGACAGCCACCTCCTCTAAATTTTCTACTACTCCGTCCTCAACTAGGACGTCAATACTATCCGTATTAAAAGTTGTTTGAATTTCTAAATTTTCCATACTTTTTACCTCCTTTTGGAAAAATTTAAACGCCCTAAAATCGATTTTAAGGCGTTTCTATTATTTAACTAATATAATTTGATTACCCATTTTTAGGGTTATTATCGTCTCTCAACTGTTCCAAGACCTCTTTTAATTTATTGGGTAACGGTACCCCCATACCTCCTAAGTTTTCAATAATAGATATACCGTCATTGGCTACAAAGAAATAAATAACTAAAGTACGTATTGCTCCAGTATTACCCATAATTTGGTCTACCTCAACAGCTAAAGCTACTGTAAGTAAATAAGCAAACTTTTTAATAATACCTTTTATACCTACTTTACTGTTTAATTTCTTTTTATATATTGCTTTACATATCCCACTAATATAGTCGATTACTATAACTATTAAAAGTGTTTGTAAAGCAATATCCCAGCCTCCTAAGAGATATACTATTCCAGTTAATACCGTACCAGTTATAAAATTTATAAAACTTTTCATATATTCCCTCCTTATTTTTTACGCTGTTCTATACCACATATACACCTCAAAATACGGTGGCATATATGTATGTGTATGGGAGTTTAATGTGTGGGTGTGTCCCGCATTACCACCAAAGGCAAACTTAATGGTCGACCAGTGATTAGTTGAGCCACTAGCACCATTTACGGGGTTTTCTTTGTTTGCTGAAAAATGCCCGCTACCGTTACTACCATAAGTTAATACACCAGCGACGGCACCGTCAATATATGGTAATTGGCTCTCCGTCAATACAGTTGACCCCGTCGTATTAGTATTGGGGCTATCGGTAGTTCTCGAGCCTCCCATTACTTTTGGTGTACTACCAGTAGCCCACAAAAACCTACCCTCTATTTTAGTCCAAGTACCGCCGAACAGCGTAGCTGGGCTTGTACTGTCTACGCTCATATAAATTGAGCCTACTGGATATAAAATATCACTCAACAACTTTTTATTGTGAGTGATACCTTTACTATCCCAATATGTATTATTTTTTAATTTTATACTTTGAGCCATATAAAATATGACTTATCATTTAAGCTGTACGACACCATATATAACACGTAAAATATGGTTGGATATTACTTGTACTACCAGTATTACCGTGATTATGAGCTTTACCTCCTCCAGTATTACCAGTATAAAGATAAGTATAAGCACCCGTTTGGTTCCAATCAACTTGCGATATGTTTACTGTATTCCAGCCTCCGCCACCGTCTCCACGATTAGATATTTGAATATCGCTAAAATATTCATAAATACCGTCGTGTCGGTGTGTTGGTATTTGTTCTACTGTTAAAGTACAATTTCCCGTACTATGTAAATGTGTCTTAGCTCCTCCAGTTTTCTTTACTGTGTTAAAATCAGCGTCGTTAGTATCTACACCCACCAAAGTACGACCTTGAGATATTAGCTCCCAAGTACCGCCAAACCATTTAGTCGGGTTAATATTTACTACACTAAGATAAATACTCCCAACTGGAAAATATGGGTGTGGATACATTTTTTCATTATTTATATTTTTTAATTGTATACTTTTACTCATTTATCTATTTTTGTTAGAGTTTATTGATAAAAACTAAGATGTATACCAAGTCCCCGCTAGATACCTATATTGGATAAGATTTACCGCATAAGAAAAATGTAAAAAACTCAAATAGCTATTACTTGCTTTTTGTACTAAAGCACAACTAACAGCTCCGTTTATACCTATATACCACCAACTAAAGCCTTGAGGAGCATTATTTACGATATGTTTTTTAAACTCCTCTAAACCAGCACTCCCCGACGAGCCAGTATTAAAAGCGTACATTGTGGGTAAGTGGTTTGTTGTTATATAACCACTATCGTTGGATAGTTGACTTGTTTTAATCGGTATACTAGCTTTTATATTGTCGATAGTTGTTTCTAAATCGGTATGCTTATAACTAATTGATTTACTATCCCAATATGTATTATCCTTTAGTTTAATCGATTTAGCCAATTAAACCACCTCTAACAAATAACCTCCTTACTTTGGAGATTATTAAAGATAAAGGAGATACGCTTAAATAATAAGTGTACCTCCTCTCTTTGTTTTGTAGTAAAGTATTGTGTGTGTGTGTGTGTGTGTGTACAGCCTCAACGGTTACAGCCGTTTTACTTTTCATAATTTTACCTCCTTTACCACTCGTCGACTACGTCGTACATTAAAATCTCTTGACCGTTGATATAACAAGTCTTTTTATTACTACTAATAAAAAATATTGCTTGTCCTATATCGAGTGTTGCACTTTTTGTAATACTATCTAAGTTATCGACCGCTTGTATTTCAAACTCAAACGACTTTGTATTATCTAACGATAGTATTACATCACTACAAGTAAATTTACCCTCGCTAGCACTTGTACTTAAAGACGTCCAGCTAGACCAAGTCCCCCCAGTCTCACGGTATCTATACTTAACGCTGGTAACTGTATTTTTATCAACGTTTCCAATAGTTAATCTAGTATAAGTACCAGCAATTTTAATTGTTGTTTGATTTTCAAAGTTATTAAGTCGGGTTATACTAGCATTTATTACTGGTTTAGCATAATCATAAACCGTTATATCTTTATACGCTAAAGCACTATTATTACGGCTATCGTATGCTCTTACATTTACTCTTAGCGTTCCGCTGTTGTTAATAGTACCCATATCGACATTTACGTCGCTTGTACTATAATCAGCCGATTTATTTAACGTGTCGCAACTTAAACCGTAACTTTTAGCTGTGGCACTTTTTTGAGTTGTCATTTTATTACCGCTTGGTATAGTAACGTATAAATTACTGTATCCTTTTATAAACAGTTGGTTATTACCAGTTATATTTACTGTCTTGTCGTTGCTGTCTTTAACATTAAAACTACTAAAACTAGGGCTACAATTTGATATGTTAGTATAATATTTACCAGTACCCAGCGTCTTAACCGAGCTACCATACGTAACCCTAGCGTAGTATGTACCCTCGTTAGAGTTGGGTATACTAGCATATTGTTTATTGATAGCGTCGGTCGTTTTAAATTCTCCATTGACTACACCAGCGTAGGTACCGCTATAAGTACCTATTACACCGCCGTTATTATTACTAATAATATCGAGCGTAACATTTCTATTTAAAGGGTTGTATAAATTAACGCTTGCACCGTCGCCAATAGTAAAATCATTAACGCTTGTAGGTTTTGGATAGTCGTAGGTTGTTTGCGGTACTCCGTTGCTATAACTCCATAACCCGCTATCAGTTCGTCTTAAAGCTAAATAAAACGTATACGGAGTATTGGCTTTTAAACCACTTACAACGCCATTATTAGGTAAATCATACCAATTAGCATTATCTAAAGAATATCTAGCCCAGTCGCAACTGGCGTCAGCACTAAAACTATAAGTAACGCTTGTCTCGTCTCTCTTACTTACGCTAAAACTTGTTATATTGGCGTATCTCGGTATTGTGTTTAACGTCCAGCTACCGCTACCAGTACAGTTTACAGCAATAGTATAGATACCAGCCTCAGCACTTGCACTAAACGACCTCGTACCGTCTCCGTTATGATATATACGTTTAGTTCCACTTGCTACTAAAGTACCGTCCCATAGTTCCCTACGTGTACTAGAGGAGTAAACTGTTTCCCCGTCGATTACAACTTTAAAATTACCGCTCGTATAGTAACCACTACCAGTACTACCGATACCTTTTAAAGACCAGCTAACATCAGTATAATTACCGCTTATACTTTGGCTACCAGTCCAACTAAAACGTAAACCTCTATGACCGCCATATTTATTAGTATCAAAACTACCACTTAACGCCATATCCTACACCCCCTTACTACTAGGCACAAACGCCCAGCCTTGTAAGTCGCCAGTAGTAATAGGCACTATTTTAATAGGATACATTTTAACCTCGTCCTCAGCCTCCAACTTTTTGACTAAAGTAGTATCTTTATTTAAACTAAATACTTTGGTTATAGTACCATTTATAGTAGAATATCCAGCAAACTCTAAAGGAGACATTACTGTATAATCGCCAAGATATACGCTAGACTTAATTAAAACACCGTCTAAATTGATATTAACTTGAGTATTCATAACCTCGCCACTCGCTTGTTGCCATTGTGTTTTATATTCCCCTACCGATAGCATATTATCGGTAAATGTAGCGTCGCTATCAGCACTACCGTAAAACTCGATTATATAATAATCACTTTTAGGTAATAATGCTTGTAACGTATACTCTTTATAAAATACACTCTCGCCGATAGGTATTTCGATTATATGCTCGTCAATATCGTTATACAATTTAACGTAACAGCTACCCGTTGCGTTTTTCTTTATTCTAGTACTAAACGTATAATAAACTTTGTTACTGTCGTTATCGCTACTAGCTTTAACTCTTACTGTTTGTTTAACAGTCTTATCGTTTAAAACAAAAACGTGTCCGCTTAGTCCACCATTTGCCATAGCCTCAGCACTTGCACTTATTAGTAGCGTACCGCTACCCTCCGTATCCCAATTATTTGGGTTTCCGTCAGTATCATAAGCAAACATAACCGAGTTTTTTATTAAGTTAGCTCCACCGCTATTTTGTACGGAGTTTACTATGTTATCTATATCTTGATAAACTTTTGTAAAATTTTCGTGTATTACGCCGTCCTCCTCATACATATCGGTAACTAATTGCTCGATATTTTGACCTTGTTTGTCGACTATAATTTCCGTATTTTTTACACGTTTACCTATTGTAGTAGCATATTGGTATTGAGTTTGGGTTTTAGTATTAGCTACTGTTTTTAATATCTCTTTAACAGCTCCGTCAATAGTGATATTAAAATTAAATAGAGATGTGTTAAATACATCTCCAGTATCATTTATAATACTAAAATTATCGGCTATCTCATACCAGCCCAAGCCCTCCGTTGTTGTTTCAAACGGATAATAACTTATACCGTGTAAAGCGGTATAAATAGGCGTCATAGCGTTATCACGGTCTCTATCTATAATTTGGTTGTTTTCGATTTTGTACTCGGTCAGCCCGTTGTTTTGTATGCTCTCCTCGTCTTTCATATAAATATTATCCTCTTGAGGAGTACGAGCTAAAACTACGCTATTTATCTCGCCATATATTGGCTCGAGTTTTAATTTTTTCATATTATCGTAAGTAAGTTGTTCTCCAGTAGTATTTATAGATTTAAAGTATACTTTATCGTCGTTACTTATAATACAAGTACTAGCTGTAACTTGGGCGATTTGTACTAAAATATCTCTATAAGTTATACCGTCTATATTTTCCCATAGTTCTTGGGTAATTTCCCAATTATTATGGGTAGAAAAGCTAGTATTACCCAACTCTAAATTACACGCATTACATAGTTTTTGTGTATATGTGTATAAGTCTATTGGATACTCAATATCTAGTTTAGTATACTCTTTCATAGCGTTTATCATTTTATCGTATCCTACTATTGTAGTTACTCCAGTATCTTTAACGGTTGTTATTTCCGTTACTAAAAAAGAGCCATAATCTAGGTACTCAAAGGCACCGCTAGATAGCTTAACACCAAAACCAGCGTGTACCCATTGACCTAGTAAGTTATGCTCTCCTAAATATTTAGCCTCAATTTTTCTCATAGCCGTTTTACACATACCGCTATCGCAACTAATTTTAAACGATATTAAATCGTCCTCGCTCCTTATAGCGTTACCTCCAATATCCAAGTAGGCTTGTAACTCTTTTACTGGTTGTGTCATAGCTGTTTTAAAATCATTACTTACAACTATCATACTTAATACCTCCTTTTAGATACTGGTATCAAAGATACACTAAAAGGCTTATATAAACCTTTTGATTTATTTAGTATTTCGTTAGCATAATCGCCAGCGTAGTACTTAGCCGTTGTGGTGTCTTGTACTCTAACATCAAAATACTCGACCTCAAAATAATCTTGGTCGAGTAATTGAGTTAGCGTTGCCATTTGCTCTTGAGTGGTAACACCTATATTAAGCTCTATTTTTGGATATATACCAATAAGTACAGCTCTTACATCTCCAGCCATATTACGGTCGGCGTCTTTCCATAGTTTATTACGACCCACTTTATAATTAACAATAGCGGGTATTACTGTACCGTTGATTTTAATTAAATCTCCGTCATAAATCATAAACTAAACACCTCCCCGTTAGTTTCAAAGTCCTTATCTTTCATACCCTCAATAAATTTATCTAAGATAGTATCCTCTCCAATTTTTACAACTAATTGTATTGGTGTACTACCTCCGCCTATTTTATTACCTAGTTTTTCAGCTAACTGGTCTATCCAGCCCGTATTACGTTCTAGTGGCATTACAGCCTCTTTACCAGCCTCTCCTATCATAGCGTAAGTTGGTTTATCAACGATACCACCTTGAGCCAATTTTGGTATTGTAGGGATATTAAAGCCCCAACGTTTACCTCCAATAACTGGTACCCAGTCTGGTACATCAAACCCTATTTTATTTATGGCTTTTATGAAAAAGTTTAAAGCGTCGATAATTAAATTAACTACACCTTTTAATACGCCAAGTATTGCGTCCCATATTCCACTAAATACCGATTTGATACCGTCCCACGCTTTTTTCCAGTTACCAGTAAATACGCCAACAATAAAATCAACTACTCCGCCTAGAGCTTTTAGTACTCCACCGACTACGTCGCTAATAACACCAAAAACAGTACCTAGTACGTTAATAATAAACGAGCCTACTACGTCGATAACTGGTTGTAATTTTTCTAATATCCAAGTAATAATTGGGTGGATAAATTTATTCCATATTTCTAAAGCACCATTTACTAATTTACCAATAAAATTACCTAGCTCGGTAACCATACCTTTTAAATGTTTATCCCATAACCACGATAACATTTCTAAAAAAGGTGTAATTATCGGCTCGATAACGTTATCCCATATACTTTGGAATAAAGCTATTATATTAGTAGCAAACTGTCCTATATTATCTATTAACGGTTTACCGTGTTCGTTCCATAAGTCAACTAATATTTTACTAAAATCAGCCCATATTTCACTCATTTGAGTAACGGCTGGGTTAATAGCGTCTTTCCATATAGAATTAAATACACCAGTAACTCCGTCAATTATAGGTTGTCCCCAAGTTTCGATACCAGCTTGTATATCAGTCCAAAAAGTAGTCCATAACTCAGTCATATTGGCGATAGTTGTACCAACGTTTAACTCGATATTAGACCAAGTTAATAGCATATTTTCTACAAAACTACCACCTAAAGTAGACCAATAATCAAATATAAACTGAGCGTAAGTTGTAACAGCTCCCGCCCACGCTTGTATTGGCTCGCTATTCCATATTGACTTAATCACATCTCCAACGGTTGAAAATGCGTTTTTCATATTTTCAACTATTGTATCTACTTTACTATTGATTTGGTCTAAGCCAGCGTCATACTCGCTTAAGTCAAAACCAATATCCCCACCAGTAGCACCTCCGCCACCGCTAGAGCCACTATCACTAGAGTTGTCTTGTAAGACGTTCATTTCGTCAAACCCAGCAAGCGTACTTTTTAACTTTTTAGCCGATTTATTGGCGTCGTCTAAACCGCTACCAACAGCACCGATATTACTACTTACTTTAGCTGTTTCGTTACTTGCGTTAGTAGATTTTAACCCTAAAAATTTAGATAAACTATTTAGGGCGTATGTGATAACTTTAGCAAAAGCCGTAACATAAGGTATTACAGCTTGTAAAATAGGCATAAAAAAGCTACCAAAAGTTATACCTAGTTGTTGTACTTGGCTCTTTAATTGTCTTAACTGGTTACTTGGGCTGTCTAAAGTTCTAGCCAAGTCTCCTTGAGCGTTACCCGTTTGTTGTAAAATTGCTACATAACGAGCTAGTACTTTTTGTTGTTGCGTCAACTCGCTACCCGTTTGGGCTATTCCTTGTTGATATGCAACTTGTTTTATTGTATTTTCGTCTACTAGAATACCAAGTCTTTTTAGTGGCTCAGTTTCTCCAGTAAGACCAGCATTTATTTTACTAAACGCCTCGTCAGTACTTAAATTATAAAAAGACGCCATATCGTTGGCTAAGAGTGTTACCCCTTTAGACATCTTTAAGGCGTTATCCTCAGCGAGACCCATTGAGGTTGTCATATTATAAATAGTACCAACGTTTTTACGCATTTCGGTAGCACTTAGCCCTAAGGCATTACCTACCTCCTCGCTCCAGTCTCTAACGCTATCAGCCATATTACCCATTGATACCTCAAATAAGTTATCGCTCTCAATAGCGTCCATACCCAGCTGTATACTGTCTTTGATAACTTTACCAATACCTAAGGCTACGATACCAGTTTTTAACTTTTTAAAAGCCGACATTACCCCGCTTTGGGTTTTATCAGCCGACTTTTTAAGGCTAGCTACTGTCGAGTTAGTTTTAGCTATCTCTTTTTGTAGTGATTTAGTATTAGCGGTTATCAAGACTTGTAACTCGTCAACTGTCATTTAATAACACCTCCCATTTTTATAGTATTTCGACGGGCTTGTTTTTCCATTTCCTCGTCGCTCATTGGCTCTAATTGGGTGGTTTTTTCAGTAAACGGCTTACTAGGGTAGTGTTTAGGGTCATTTACAGCGTAAGCTACATACTTACCAAGTATGTAATTAAGCGTATCTACCTCTTTAAGTCTTTGTTTTTCCTTTAAATTAAATACTTTGATGTGTTTTTCCCATTGTTTTGGGTTTAAACTCCAAAAATAATGGAGGTCGAGACCTATTGTTATAGCGTCCTCCTCCATATCTCGCCACATATCGCCAAAGTATTTATACTGTTTTATAGGTTGTTTTCTATTTCTTCGTTTACTTGAGCTTGACGTTTCATTTTCAACGCTCTTATCTTCGCTAAGTCCACGTCCCTCGATAAAAAACCCCCGTTAATTAAAGCCTCCATAATATCCATAACTAACTCGTCTTTATCGTACTCAGCTAAGTAATTGTTGATAATATCCATAGCAACGTTTTTACTTACTCCGTGATTACCGTTATCGTCGATTAGTCCTTTTTGGATAAATAAAGCTAAATTACCGATAGTTGTATCAGCGATACAATTTTCTATTGGTAGTTTTTTAGCTTGTTCTATTTCGTCTACTTTCATAGCGTTATATTTTAAGTTTAATTTCATAATATCCTCCTATTTTCTTAGTTTTTACGTGCATTTTAACGCAACGAGACGTACAATTACCCGTCTTTTTGTTTTTCGTTGCGTCTCACAGCACCATTTTTACACAAAAAAAGCGGGAGACCAGTATTTAAACCGACCTCCCGTTATTATTAAGCCGATTTAGTATATACTGGTTTACCGCTAATACGTAGAGTAGCTGTAAACGTTGCTAAACCGTCCGTAGTTTTTTCTCCGTCCTTAAAAGACTTAACAAAAGCATTAAACACCCATTTAGCACCGCTTGGATAACTTACTGTAAATTCTTCTATACTTTGACTTTCAGCTAAAGCCAACATTTTCTCAACATTAGCCTCGTCTTTGATATTTCCAGCAATAGATACCTCGCCAGCGTCTTTTGACCCAGCGATAAACTCTTTGTAATTATCTGGGCTATCTAAATCAGTAGCGTCAATTTCTTCACTCTCAACACCTATCTCGCCGATAGATGTTAAGTTAGCAATTTTTAAGTCCTCAGTCTCGTTGCCACTCTTAGTTTTAGTAAGAGTAGTACCCATTGTACGAGTAGCTTGTTTAATAATTTCAGCCATTTTATTACCTCCTTTGGTTAAACTATTTTGGTAAATCTACTCAATATATGAAATAGATTACCACTATTTGGTACGTCGCTTGAGTACGACATTTTGTATAGATTTAATCTCATTATTTCCTCAACTTGGGATAATACTTTACTAGCTGTTACACTATCCTCAGCCCATATATCCACATTTACCTCTAAATCTTGGCTTATGATGTTATTATCCAAGTCATAATTTAAAGCGTTATTACCAATATTAAAAATAATAGCTGGTAAATCGTTAAATGTAGCGGGTTGAGTTTGAGATACATAGTAATTTAATTGTTTCAAACTGTTATAAATATCACTTTTTGGTAAGTACATAACTATTGACCTCCTTTACAACAACTTTTTAGCTCAGTTTTTACACCGTCTTTAAATAATTGCTTTATGATTTTCTCGTTTTGCTTTAAAGCTGGATACATATAAGGTTGAGCTGGCATACCTCCCCAACTTTCGTGGTACGTCAATTTTAGCCCCTCAACCTCATAAGGATAACTACCGTTACCTTTAACTCCAGTACCAAACTCCACATAAGGAGCATACTGTACGTTAGTAAATACACGACCCTCGATACTTTGGTCTTTTTTCTTAACCTCCATACGTATACTACCAGCAAGGTTACCAGTATCAACTGGAGCCAACGCCTTAGCTTGTCCGTGTACTAAAGTAGTAGCCTTTTTTACTGTGTCCTCGAGTTCCATATTAGCCATTTTATTTAAACGCTGTATTAAACGGTCAACGTTTTTTATTGTTACTGTCGCCATTTCGTAGCAACAATAAGGACGTGGCTATCACTAGGCAAAATATCAGTAACATTGTAAATAACCTCTTGATATTTGATAATATCGTTAATTTTAAGTAGGTTATAGTCCGTTGTTATTGATACGTCTATGTTATAGTCAAGTCCGTACTCCTCTTGTATTTGTTTACAGTTTGAAAAATTAACATTACCTTTAAATGTATCTATTTCCTCGTAGCCTTTACTTGTTACGCCACCCTCAGCGTCAATATTAGACTTTTTATCCAATACCGATACTGTTTTGTCGTAAAAAGTTTGGGCTATTTTCTTAGTCATTGTTTTTGGGATATACAACTTTAACCCTCCTATATCTACTAAGTAACGGAGTAAACCCAGTAAACAACTCCTCGTCGCTTACTGTGGTAAAATACTTGGTTACCTCGTTGGCGTATGATATAGACTGTCCGTTATCGCTAATACTTGTAACAACTTGGTCGACAGCTGTATTGTCCTCGCTTGATATTTCCATATCTTTAAGACATTTCTTTAAACCAGTATTAACTATATTAGCTAAAATACGCTCTAGCTTAGTAGGTATAGTGTCGCTGTTTAAATAAAGTTGTACTCTATCTATTACCTCCCCAATAACAAAATCAAGTAAACCCTTGTTATCTTTTTCTATTGCGTCGGTATTTTTATTTATGATTTTTAAGTATTCTTTTATTTTAGCGATTATCTCGTCCATACTTACACCTCCTTTTTAGTAGTAGACCTATAACTAATTATTTTCTTTAGCACTAATTAACTCTAAAAGCTCAGCTTTAGTAACTTTTTTAGGATATTCGATACCTAGTTCGTCAGCTTTAGCCTTTAAATCATTTAAAGTAGGCTCTTTATCAGCCTTTTTATCTCCTACAAGTTCGTATACATCAGTATATTTCTCGTATTGAGGTATTAGTTTCTCGTTTGTAACGTGTTCTAATACTCCAGTTTTTAAATTTTTAAATGTTTTCATAAGTTCCACCTTTTCCTTTTCTATTTTCTAATTTTATAATTTGCGTTATTTTCGACTAATTAAATAGTATCAACGTATTTAATTAAGTCAGGCATAACAGCTTTTGTACCTTTTGAGAAAAATAACTCTAAACCATAGTTATTTGATAGTGGTATTTTTTCAACGTCATACTCGTCAGTAGTTACTAATTGACCCACAGCTCCGTCTATCATACAAATAGCGTCTTTTGTTTGTCTGTGGTTACTAAATATTCTTACTTTGTGGAAAATTTCGTCATTTAGACCGTTAATTGAGTTTGGTACACTATCGATATAGTTAGCTAAAGCACCATATACTCTTGGAGTAACAGTTACAACTAACATATCTCTATCAACTCCGTCAACAAAGTCGTTTACAGTAGTTTCTACGCTTTGGATAAGAGCCTCTAATTTTTCAGCTAACGCTGTAATTTCAGCTGGGATAGTTAAAGCTGTACCTTCTTCCTCAGCTTTAGCAAAGAATTGAGTATCTAAGTAAGCTATCATACGTTTAATATGGTTAGCTTTTCTCTTTTCAGCAATACCAGTAACTCCGTGTAATTTTAAGTCTTTTTTATTAAATTCTTCCACAATTTCTTTATCAGTATCTACGTTGATAGTAACTTTACCTTTATTAGATAATTTATCCCCAGCACCATTAGTACGAGCTGTACCTTGGTCGTTTACAGTAGCATTTGAAAATCTTGAGATTTCAACACTACCAGTACTTGGGTCTCCACTATAATTTTTATTTTTGATTTGTTCGCTTATAGCTCCTTTTTGGATAGCTTCAATAACCTCTCCGTAAGTTTCAGCTAATTGGTCTTTTTCTTCGTCGCTTATATAAATATCGACAGCATTTTGTCTTGCCATATATACATCACTCTCCTATTTCTTATTTATTTTTGGCATTAAAAAGCCGACGCAACTTTTTTAGTCTTGTCGGTATCGTTATTTGAATTAGAAAAGTCCGTTGGTGGAGTGCCTTTTAATTTATCAGTTACTCCAGTCTCTACCGACTTATTGTATGTTTTTGCTAGTTTTTCAATATTATCCTTTGTCTTGTTTTCGTCTAAATCTACAACAAAGTCCACTAAGTCAATAGGGATATTTTTAGCTTTAAGCATTTCTTGAGCGGTTAATCTTCTCTCACGTAGAGTAATATTATCCTCACGTGCTTTAAGTTCAGCCTCTCTCTTACTTTTAGCCTCCTTTTCTCTTTCCTCCTCAGTTAATTTAGCATTTCTTTCATACTCAGCGATAGCACTAGCGACAGCGTCTTTGATAGCTTGGTCGTTTTTTGCTTTTTCCTCGCCTCTTATTTTTCCAGCTAAATTATCCATATCAGCTTGAGTAAAGGTTTTGCCAGCGTTCTTGTCCTCGTTTGTAGGTACGTTCGCTGTATTTGTACCTTGAGTAATAACATTGTTATCTTTTTCCATAACCTTTGATAACTCCTTTCTCCGTTTTACGCCCGTCGGCTATTTTTTATAGGACGGATATTTTAAAAAATTCGTCCTATGGATATAAAAATAAGACGCTATAAATAACGTCTTAGATTTATCACTATTAAGATGTAACCTCTAAACCTCATATCGGTTACGTGTCTCGCCCCAGTTCTACAATTATATTATTAACGTTTTTAGCACTACATTAGCAACATCTATACTAGAATAAAAAGGGGGTTTAAATAAAGAAAAGACCAACTGGCGAGATTTCCAACAAAAAAGACGCTCTTAAGCGTCCTAGTCCCACATATCAGCGGGGTAATTTTCTAAAATATCGTAAAAATTAGGTATATCCTTAATAGATTTACCGTTTTTTAACTCAGTTAATATTTTTATCTTTTCGTCCAGCATTTTATCGCTGTCTACGTCCAAAAACTCCAACATTGGCTCGTATATTTGAGATAATAACTTTAAAATTTGTATTTTTTTATCCTCATTACTCATAATATATACCTCCTATAACATACTATCCATTAAAGCCTCTAGCTCTTTTACTAGATTTGGCTTATCAGCTTTTAATAATTTTATAAGGTCGGGTCTTGTCATACTTAAAGCTCCATAATTAGCTACAATTTCTCTAACTTGGCTGTCTACACCACCACGTCTAAAGTATTTACGACCGTGTCCGTATTTTACGGTATTATTATCTCTAAAATATCCAGCACTTAAACTATCGTAAATATCTTGTAGATTATTTATACCGCCACCCATTAGGTTACGCTCCTCATAATCTATCATAGATTTTATCTTACTACGTGCTTTACTCCAAGCACTCGTATAACTACGATAACTCTTGTATTTGCCCTCGTCCCATTTTTTATTTATTTCCTCAAATAAATAATGGTTATCTTTTGATATTTTAGTCGCTATTTCTTTACATTTAGCGTTATAGTCCTCAAACAATTTAGTAATATCACTACTCATTTTATTATCGTCATTATATACTACTTTTTTAAGATTTTCACTTAAATTACTTAAAAAGTTCCCACTACCACCTTTATTATAGTCAATAGCGTGCCAATTTTCGTGTAACATAGTTTGGATACTACCGATAGGGTTGTCTTTATTACTTAATTTAGGAGCCTCTATTGTATTGTGGTAACGTTCTCTTTTAAACGTACCTTTACCGTCCTTATAGTCTATATAAGTGTTTTTACCTACATTACCCTTAGCAAGTCCTAAATCTTTTATACTATTACTAAATACTTTACTAGCTTTACTATTTGAGTTACCGTTTTCGTTAAGCCAGTTAGTAAGTAATTGACCCTCTTTATCAATATTTCCCTCATAATCTTTAAACCAAGCTGGTAAATTATCGGTTTTAAGCCATTTTTTAACAGTTTTTGTCGTTTTATTGTTGTTTTTTACTGGTTTATCCACAGTTTTTACAGTTTCGTTGTTATTTTGATACTGTTTTATCCAGTCTTTGTATGAGATATTGTCTATTATCTCATTTTTACCAGTTATAGGGTTTCTAGCTCTACGTTTTAGTAGCTTTTCAGCCTCCTCGCCGACGTATCCACGTGTTTTACTACGACAATTAGGGTGTAGAGGTGGAAAATTAACACCTACCTCTTTATCTTTGTAATTATACACCTTATTATCGTGGCTTTGGCACATTTCACTCGTACGACTATCTAAAGTAGCAACAAAAACGTACTTATTGATACCCATTTCCTCGTACGCCATAGCGTCAGCCTCATTATTAAAGTGGTTTGTCTCAGTTCTTACAAGACGCTCAGCATAATATTTACTAACATTAAATCTATCTTTGATTTGTTTAGTAGTTTTTTCTATACTTTGACCGCTTAATAAAGCCCCGCCTAGTATTTGGCTTAAACTATCAGCCAATATATCGGTATTACCCCATATACGTTGCCTATAATTTAAACCGCTCCATTTTTCATTTAATAGAGCGGTTGTTAAATTTTTATCTATTTTATTAAAGCTAAAATCATAACCAGTACCCATTTGTGTATCATAAATAGCCTTATAATAGCTATCGTTTATTACACCTTTGTAGCACATTGTTTGCTCTAGCTCCTCTTTAGGATATATCAGCTTAGCTTTACCGTATATTTGAGCTTGTATTTGCTCCAGTCTTGAGATACGAGACTTATAATTATCTTTAACATACTTATCTAAGCCTTGACGTTTTAAAGTTTTCCATACTTTATCAGTTTCCTTTTTTGTAAGTAACTCTTTTAACTTTTGCACGTCTAAGCCAGTATCTTTAGCATAATTTTTATACACTCTCGCTATTTCTTTATCAATATCTCGGTAGGCTTGCTCGTATATCCTTTTAATACGTTCGATATAAACCTCGCTTGTTTTCTCAGCCTCACTCAAACGTTTAATAGCCCTTTTATCCCAATAGCTAGGAGATTTAACCATAGTTTACACCTCCTAGCTATTTAAAGTATCGTCCACAGTATCTTTATTATCTTTACCGTCGTCGCCCATATTCTCTTGAGCCTCATTATTAGCGTCTCCTATTTGGTTATTTTCAAAAGCTAAATCGTATGGGCTTTTTGGTTTAGCCTCGTCCTCTTTTTTCTTAGCCTCCACTATCTCGCTAGCGTCTTTAACAAAAGATAATTGAGATATTAAAGTCTCAGCGTCAACAAAATCAGCTAAGTTATTTATCATTTGGCTAATTTCAAAGTCATTACTTGGTAAATTACGCTTAAATACAGCGTCTACCTCCTCAATAGGTACCTCGCTCATTTGAGACTTAGTTAATAAAAAGTTATTATATAGTTTAAAACGTTCCATTAAGCCTTTTTCCATATAACGCTCTTTATTTTTGATATTTTGTTCGAACGCTAACAACTTATATCTAATAGCTACACCGCTACTATTACCGACAAAGTTTTCGTCGCTCATATTAGGTACCATACTTATTTTGTGTATATCGTTCTCAAGGTTTTGTCTTAATATATCAACATCTCCCTCTTGTAACGTCTTAATTAAATACTCGACCTTGCCGTCCGCTGGTAAACTAGCCAACATACGACTTGTACGTAGTTGGTCGGCTTGCTCGTCAGTAAAGTCCATACCATACATACACAAAATAGCGTCTACTAATTGCTCTTTATCATTAACTCTATCGCTTTGTAATAAGTTATAAGCGTCAATTAAACTAATAACTGGCTCATAATCTCCTAAAAATTCGGGGTTATTCTTATAAAGTATTAGTGGTACATCTCCAAAAGCGTGAGGCTCACTTTTTCCTACTTGTTGTAAGCTCTTGCTATATGATTTATATGTACGTTTTTCTTTTTTATCAACGTAAATAATCTCCCAATAATCAAACTTTTTACCTTTATAAATAGGTCTATATATTAACCCAAAAAGTTTGTTATGTTCTACGGTATCGTCATATACTATAATAGCGTTTTTATTATCTACCTCGCAACTACGAGGCTCAGCGTCCTCATTAGCATACACATACTCGTATTGTAAACCAAAAATAGACACATCTTTAGCTATTTCACTATCTAAATCGTTGATAGTTTGCTTTTTGTATGCGTCTAAAATAGGCTCTATATCATATAAATACGCTCCGTTTTCGTCTTTACCAACTTGATAATCTACTGGGTTACCAAGTAAATACCCAACGTTAGTATCAGTAATATACTTAGCGTGATTTACCATTACTTTATTATTACTAAGTCTATCTTCTTTATTACGTTTAGTAATATCGTGTTTACCCAAGTAATAATTTTCTAACATTTTAAATCTTTTTTTACCTTTTTCGTTATAAGCTATAACATCATTAAGTATAATATTTGTTATTTGCTTTTTTTCTACTATATCCTTTGGTAACGTATACATCTCAACACCTCCTTTTTTCTATAAGCCTACTGGTTTAACATAAACCTTAGGCGTCTTTGTTCCTTTGATGTATTTATTTAGACCATATCTAATAGCGTCTATTGTATGGTTAAAGGTATCAACTGGCTCATTGATATACTCTCCAGTTTTCTTGTCCTTTTTCCACGTATAATTTTCTAACTCCTCGATAACTTTATAACAACGCTCGTCTACAATAAGCTCGTATTGTTGTATCCATTGGATACCGTGAATAATAGAGCCTTTACCTTTTTCGGTTGGCTCTATATTAACGCCTTTATCTTTTATCTCGTCAATACTCTTACGCTCAGCACAGTCCCCATAAGACTTATCTTTGTGTAGTCCTAAGTCAAACATTGTCTCAGCTATCTCGTCATTTTTCATACCTTTACGTACATACTCTCCAGTAACGTATATTTTCTTTTTAGATGTATCGATATAACCCCAAACTAACGCCGACGGGTCATTGATATACCCAAAGTCTAGTCCTATCCAACGATTTAGACCTTTTATATCGTTCTCACTAATTATTTTAGTAGTGTATGTACCAAAAACTAACTTATCTAAAGTAGCAAACTCGCCCAACGTATAAATACGATAATAGGCTGGGTTACGATATTGTAACCTCTCAAGCTCGTCGGTATATTCTTTAGATAAAAACTTATTATCTTTATATGTGGTTTTGATTATTTTTACATTTAAAGGTATATTACCAGTAAAAAAGTATGTATATACCCAGTTTTTCTTTGAGATAGGGTTAAACATAAGATATATTTGTGGAAAATCAACTAAAGCTCTTAGACGTAAATTTAACTGTGTAAACTCGTCCTCAGTAAGCTCAGTAGCCTCCTCAACAACTATATCCGTGATACCGTCAATAGACTTAATCTTTTCCTCGTCGTCTAAACCTTTAAATATAAAAATAGAGCCATTGGGTAGCTCTATCTCAAAATCACTCCTATTTATTCTACAAGCGTCATAATAACCACTATTACGTAGATGTGTCAGCATAAGCGACCATATCGAGTGTTTTATTGTACGCTGTATTTTTCTAATTACTAATACTGTACGTTTATACTTTAACGCTTTAAGTAATACTTTTTGTGTGGTTCTTT